TTTTCATCTACTTCTTGCTTTTCAAGAATTGCTAATGCTTCTTCTTCTGTCATGACCCTGACCTTCTCATTAGTTCGTCAAACAAAAGTTTAAATTGTTGTTCGTTATATTTTCTTTGACTAGGTGGTTTGTTTCTTTCAGCTTTAGCTTCTCTATATATATTTAAGAAATCACCTCTTTTAATCTGCGAAAGATTTTTAAAATCTATTGTATCTAATGTTGATGACGCATTGTTATTTTGTGGCGATGGTGAGGTGTAAAGATTACCAATATTAAAATCTTTGTTTCTTTCAAGAGACTGAAAATGACCGCCTGTAGAATCAATCATGGATTGTAAGGCTGTTTGTCTAAATTTCTTTTTGAGAGCAAGACTTTCGGCAGAGTCTCCAAGTTGTGCAAAATATAAATTATAATTAGTTCTAAATTCTTCTTGACCTATAGCTGCCCCAGACTCTTTCCTTAGTACCGCATTGATAAAAGCTAGAGCGTCAGTTGCATATCGTTGTGCCTCATCACTTAAAGCACCTCTTGTAAATGTTCCATCACCAGCATACGCCCTAATAATATCTTCTGCTGGATTGTATCCAAGAGCTTCTAATTCATTTAAATCGTCTTCAGCCACAATCATTCGATTAGCAAATCCAGAAGCAGTCCTTTGAGCGTCTGTAAATTTTGCAGAGGTTGTCAACACCTCTTTATCTTCATAGCCTTCAGGCACAGGCAATCCACTAAGGTTCATCTTTCCTGATTGAAAAGTAGTAGTAACTCCTGTAGTTGGGTCTGTTTGCTGAAATGTTTGCCCTTTCTTAGCTTTCTCATAAAGCATCCCATATAAAATTTTCTGAGGTTCTGAGGCTGTACCATCTTGAATTTTTTTACTTAAAGTTATTAGATTACCCATACTGCGTTCTGATTGAGTATTACCAAGACCTAATGCGTCTACTTTAGGAGCAGTTGTAGAAAACTTTTTTTCTAAAAATTCTTTAGCATACAGTTGAGGAAACGCTTGAGCCAATGGGTCATTTGGAAATTGCTTTTTGATAAATTCTCTCTGGTTTTTTAGTTGCTGATTAGCTAACAGATTTGATCTTACTTGATTGCGTAAAGCAAAACTTGCTGGGATACCCTCACCACTTAATAGACTAGCAGCAGCAATAAGATTAGCCTGATTGTCAGGTTGTCCTAGTCGCGTAAGTAATCCACCAGTTTGATCGTCAATATTTGTTCTAAAATTAGAAAGACTATTTCCTAGTCCAGATAGACCCAAGTTATCTAAAAGACCCATTAAGCAACCTCTTTGATTTTGGAGTAATCAATCATTAAGTATCCATGTGAGCCTTCGACTACAGCTTCAGGAAATACTTCTTGAACTTCTTGAGCGATAAATCCTTTGCGTGGGTGCTTATCAAGACCCAAAACAAAAGCCTTTGCGTTCCATTCCCACTCATAAACATTTAGCCCTGTCGAGTGTGTACCTATCTTTTTAACATCAACTTTCAATCTTCTGTCAGAACTTGCTACTAGAGCTAAAGCAGTCAAGGCATCAAGATTTGATGGAGACTTAGATTGTGTTGAAGTTGTGGGTGTAGGCGCACCCCCTAATGCTGCAATTAGATTGTTAATTCTTTGCTGATTAGCTTGATTTGAAGCTGCTACACTTTGCGCTGGTCTGTCAAGCAATGCTTGATTTAATGCTCTTTGCTCAGTTCCAACTCCTGACAATGCACCAAACAATCCCAAATCAGCACTAACCAAAGAGGGAGTCATACCTATAGCAGACATTTTTCTTGAAGCATCCGATTCAAGTGCGTTAGCTAAAGTAGGCGCAACGCCTGAAGCAATACCTTCACCAATGGCTGTTCCAAAAGCATCAGAGCCTAATCTACCACCAGCAGAGTACTGCGATGTAATATTATTTACAGTATTTGATATTGTGTCATCTAACACTCTTTGCAAGGGGTCAGAAACATTAAACTGTCCAGTAACAATGTCATCCAATGCTGTCTTTGCCGTTCCTAAAGGATTACTTGTGGCAAGATTAGTTATTAGGTTTTGTGATGTTGTTTGCGTAGGTGTAAATTCAGCGACTTGAGGCACAATATTTGAATTAGGTCTAAAGTTTTCAACTTCACCAAATGTCTGTATAATCTGGTCTTTTAAATAACCTGGAATATCTTGGCTTGTTGTCGTGACTGTGTTACCACCTTTTCCCATTTTATAAGTCCTTATGATAAGTTATGTGCGCCGGATACCATCCGAATTTGTTTATAAATCTATCCCACGCCTTACGACCAAATCCTTCCATGTGGATACATTTGTTGTGTTTAGCGTGAGCCTCAAGAGTTGATAGAACCAACTCAATCCAATCTTTCATGCGTCCACCACCCACAAAGTCTAACGCCATAGCGTAGCCCTTTGGATAGAAGACCATTCGTGTTGTAACAACGGCAATCACCTTATCCTCTTCCTCAACAGTCCACACAAGGTATGCCCCTTGTTTACTTGCCGTATATACGTCCTCAATGTCTATCTTACGAGGTGATAAGCATACAGCCTTGTTGAGTATAGGTTTGATGTATTGCCATTTCTCATCCAGATATTCCACTGGAACAGGCAAAAATTTCATCCCAAAACTACATACATAAAGTTTCTGTCCGTTTGTCCGTTGTTCGCGTGTGTTACAACGAAATTCTGTTTATTTCGTGCAGATATAAATATTGTGCCGTTGCCTACTTCTGCGGACGCATTTGCAGACAATGGGCTATATAAAATAACGCTATCACTACTTGCCCTTAAATCTGTGACTGTAGTTGTTGTGGCACTTGCCGTTAACGTAAAAGACCCAGTAGAGTTTAGCTTGCCTTCGAGCAGTAAATTTACGGCACTACTAACCTCTCTAGGCGTTCCCCCAGACTGAGGTAAACGCAGAAAGTTAAAATCAGCCATTAGCGTCTTCCTAGACTAGCTGTCTCAACATCCACACCTAACGCATAACGCCAAGTACCACCACTAGCATTTACTCGCACTCTATGATAA